TGAAAGTTAAGACCAGCTCGCGAAAGCGAGTAAAGAAATGAAGCGTGAGATGGAATCCATGCTTCTGGGCAACACCGCTAAGTCAGCGGGTAAAGGCTCGGGTGGTGGTGATACTGCTGCTGCTCGTGCAACGGCCGGTCTGCGTACTTGGATGACTTCCAACACAAGCCTCGGCACAGGTGGCGCGAACAACGCTGCCGGCGCTGCTGCGACGGATGGAACTCAGCGAACGCTGACCGAAGCGATGATCAAAGCGGTTGCGAAATCGTGCTTTGAGTCTGGTGGTCACCCTGACATCATTCTTTGCGGCACGGCGCAGAAGCAGACCATTTCTGGTTTTGCTTCTTCAAGCTCCGCTGGTTATCCGACTAGCCAAATCTACAACCAGACTGATGGTCAGTCGCCTGCTTCCATGGTAGCCGCTATCGATTTTTATACCGGCGACTTCGGCAGCTACGCTATTAAGCCTGACCTTTGGATCGGTTACGACGGTGCAAGCCGTGGTGCTTCCGAAGCTGGTCGTGATGTGTTCTTGCTGGACATGGAGTACTGGGATTGTGCCTATCTTAGAAACTGGCAGGTTTCTGATTTGGCCGTGACTGGTGACTCTGCGAAGCGGCAGATCATTTGCGAGTACGGTCTTCGTTCCAAGAACGAAGCCAGCTCCGGCGTGGTCGCTGACATCACCTAGTTGTAGCAGTTCAACCAACGAGAAAAGGGCACCTTCGGGTGCCCTTTTTCTTTGGAGTATTTATGGCAAAAAAAATATCTCAATCCAAAAAAGAAAAGCAGTCCTTCACAAAGGTTGCAAAAGCATTTGAGAAAGCAATCGATCGCGCTGAGAAAGAACGAAAGACTAAACGCGATTGGCAAAACCCAGGTGCTCGCATAGATGAAGAAAGGTTTTTCTAATGGCGCGAAAATATTTTTTAGACCAGTTTGGTTTGCGTACCCAACATTTTTTTGAGGAGCCGGACGGTTCTGCAACCTTTGAAACGGTGCAAGACGTTCGCCCAATCATTGAAGACAACAAACGGCAATTCAACGCTTACGGCGACAAGCTCACGATGGGCAAGCGCCGAAATGAAATGCTGAACCCGACCCATCGTGTCCCGGTGACTGTTATCGAGCGGTGGATGCGAGAAAACCCAGATTTTTGGAAAGACCCAAAAGTCCGAGCCAAGTATTTAAACGATTACGAGAACCGTATGTGGCGGTTAGCACCAACCAGGATTTGAACATGAGCCAATCAGAATATTTCAGGCCGAACGGCGTCAATCAGGTTGTTGCCTTTGACGCCAGCGCCGCGACCTCAACCGCAGTATCGGCCGGATGTTTTATGGTCGAAATTGTTTGTTCGCAAAACGCTTACATCGCAATCGACGCGGCTCCAACCGCGACTGCTGCGAACGGGATGTTTATCCAAAAGGACTGGCCTTATTTTGTAAAGGTCAATCCAGGCGAAAAAGTTGCGGCGATCAAGGTAGCGACAGCCGGCAATATGTTTGTCTCCGAGCTGACCGAATAACGGCGTGAGTATCGCGACCTTCCAAGAGCTTCAGGACGCAGTTGCCAACTGGCTTGATCGTTCTGACTTGTCTGACCGGATACCGGAGTTTATTACGCTTGCCGAAGCCAGGATTAACCGCAACCTGCGTGTCCGTGCGATGGAGAATCGTTTTACCGCAAACACGGTTTCGGGCCAGCGCGTCTATGCGTTGCCGACTGATTACGTCCAGATGCGCAGCCTCCGGCTGAACCAAGACCCGATTGTTTCGCTGCAATACCTTTCCCCGACCAACATGGACTCGGTCTGGGCCGGCTCGGCGTCTGGTACGCCAACCGCGTACACGATTGTTGCGAACGAAATCAGGCTCGGCCCGTCGCCGGACTCGGTGATCTCGATGGAAATAAATTATTACCGAAAAGTTTCACCGCTGTCGGGCACTAACACGACCGAGGTGTTACTAACCGAGAATCCTGATCTGTACCTATACGGTGCGTTAATGCAGGCCGAGCCATTCATTATGAACGATGAGCGCATTGCGCTTTGGGGATCGCTCTTCGATAAAACAATTCAGGAGCTCGAATCCCAGGACGCGAGAGATCGTGCGAGTGGCTCAACACTGACGATCCGCAACCTCGGTGAAAACCCGTAAATGAATTGGTCGAATGCCTCACCATTACCGTGGAGCACTATTGCAACGCAATGGAACACGGCTGCCAAGGGAGAATCCGTTACCCTGGCAGAGGAATCCGGGTACAGCATTACTTCAGCGCGGGTCATCAAGGCTGAATCGATTACTTTTACAGCCAACGCTGGACAGACTCTCACACACGGGGCTCTTTATCCCGCGACGGCAACATTCGGGGTTACAGCGTCCCAGGCAAGCGTCGGCGGCTTTGTCTTTGCTGACGCTATCTCTTTTGCAGCGGAAGCAGGCTACACACAGTCAGACGATGCCACGTTAGCCAATTCGATTTCGTTCGCTCTGACCGCTGGTGGTGTTACCAACATTAACCATCAGGAAAGCATCACCGCTGCCGTCAATGCGGGGGTTGTGCCTGGGCAGTTTTATACCGATTCAATTTCATTTGCGGCTACCGCAAACATGACAGTGACTGACGGGTTTTTGTGGTCACCTGTTGCCGACCAGGCGACCACCTGGACAAGAGTGGAGTACCCGACCAATTGATTAACCTCAACACAGATATACAAGCACATGGGGGCTTGAACATGAAAGAAGACCAGGCGATTAGCCTTCGTTTAAAAAACACTTGGGAGATCGTCTGCAAAGGTGCTGATGGTCAGGAAAAATGGCGCGAAGAGCGCGACAACCTCATTGTCGATGTCGGTCTTAACGACCTGCTCGATAAGTACCTAAAGGGCAGCTCGTACACCGCCGCCTGGTACGTCGGTATCAAGGGTGCCGGGACCGCAGTTGCGGCCGACACCGTTGCGTCGCACTCTTCATGGACTGAGTTGACCGGCTACACCCAGGCCGCTCGGCCGACGCTGACGCTTGGCACCGTTGCCAGCAAGAGCGTAAATAACTCGGCGTCTAAAGCCTCGTTCTCGGTCAACGCTACCGCAACTGTTGCCGGCGCGTTCTTGATCTCCGACTCAACCAAGGGCGGGACCAGCTCGGGGATTCTCTACGGTGTCGTAGACTTTTCTTCAAGCCGCGCTGTGATCTCTGGCGACACGCTTGAAATTACCGTCACGCTGACTTCCGCTTCAGCATAGGGGTAGGCCATGACCGTTGAAACGGCAACATACATCAGCCAACTGAATACGTCGTATCCGGCGAATTCAGACGATGTGTCTGAGGGTGGTGGGACTTCACCAAAAGGGCACATCAACCTGATTAAGGAAGTGCTGCAAGGGCAATTCACGACGCTAGGCGCTGCGGCTGTCACGACGACGGCCGCAGAGCTTAACCTGCTCGATGGCATCACGGCTCTTGTTACGCTTGCAGCAGATCAGTCCTGGTCAGGATCGCAGAGGGGCTCTCCTCAAACTATTACTGAAGGAACTTTGATTGATTTGGATAGCGGTAATAACTTTCACTATACGCCTGCCGCCGCAGATGAATTATCTTTTACTAATGAAGAAACCGGGCAGTCAGGGTTTATCAAGGTTATTAACGCCTCTGGTCACGCTATAAGCCTTGGATCAGAAGTTAAGAAAGGAGCATCCTGGGATGTATCCACGGCGGGAACCTATCTCGTCACTTACTACTGCGACGGAACTAACGTCTACGTTTCAGCGAGTGAAGCTCTAAGTTAATGACTCTTCTTCAGTCCGGTATTGCTAAACCATCTTCTGGCTACGACATAGATCAGTCGTTGCGGCTTGAAGATAGCCGTTCTACTTACCTAAGCAGAACACCTAGCGGCGCGGGTAATCTAAAAACATGGTCATTATCTTTTTGGAAAAAATCAGAAGTTGGAAACACGGAGCCAATTTTTTCTTGCGGCAGTTATTCCGGTGGCATTACTTCGGTATATTGTAATTCTAGTGGCCGTATATCTGTTATTGATTATTCTTCAAGCGCATATAACGTAAAAGTTTATTTTGAGCCTTTATATCGTGACCCATCTGCATGGGCAAATTATGTTGTTGTGTTTGATTCTTCAAATGGTTCATCAACGGATAGAGTTAGGTTGTATAAAAATGGGGAAAGAGTTACTGAGATAAACAGCAGTGGAAATACATTTCCATCATCGGGCTTTGATGGAAAAATAAACAGCACTGGCTTGCACATGATCGGCAGGG